CATACACTTACCTACAATTCTACTACCTAATCGTAAACAAGTTTTAGTTACTCGCCAGTTATTCAAGATGTTATCAGGTTTTTCCCATTTACCACTTTCATCATGTAATAACAATTGTAGCTTCTCACCATCATAACTATTATCTCCTGTGTTTTTCCAATCAATAGTAGTATCTAATCCTTCTAACTCTTCATCAGCTAAAGCGTGCATATTCTTTTTTGTGATCTTAGATGCTGGAACTCTATATGCTAATTCTGTTTTAGGTTTATCCATACCATCTTGTATGGGCTTAAAAAAGAATGGATAATTATTAGATATAGGAACAACCTTATCGGTAAACATTTTCTTAGCATCAGATCCTGTTTTAGAAAGTATTCCTATTCTTGAGTCCTTTGTAATAGTTGCTTGATTAACTCCCTCGCAAGAACTCATAAATGAAAATCCTGAACGTCTAATTTTTAAATAACACATTCCAAAACTTCTCTTGTCAGCCTTACAGGCTTCCCAGAATATATAAAATATTCTATTAGCCTCTCTAAAGTCAGGATTACCGACATCTATTTTTGTCCACTGTAAATACATATAATGAGTTCGTGTTATATAGGTAGGGGTTCCGTTATTCCTAAACCAGTAACCTTGCTCTATTCTATCAAACTCTTCCTCTATATAATCTACCCACTGTGACTTAAAGTTCTCTGGAGTATTGTGCCACTGAAATATAGATTTCATTCTCCCCAATTCTTTAGGTATAGGGGACGACTCCCAGTATTGATCTTTTTTATCTTTAGATCTTTTATATATATTTTTAGGAGGTTTTGGTAATGCTATCTTTAGTCCATTAATATCAATAATACTTTCTATCTGGCCTGTTCTTGATATTACAACAACATCATACTTCTCATTATAACCATACAACCAGCTTCGTGCTCTGTTTTTATTTGCAATAACAGAGTTTGGAATAAACTTATTTAATTCTCTATATAATTTATTTTGATCTTGACTCTGCAAATCCTTTAGGTATATTATTTTTCTTTTCTATTACATTACCATCTAATAAAGCTTTCTCTTCCTCTATACGTTTTAAAATTTCAAACGCATCCATAATACATAATTTTTTAGTAGCAGCTGCGTTCTTTAACCTATCAGCAGCCAACTCGTCATCTTTATCATATTTGATAATATCCTCTTTCGCTACTTTAATTAGTTGCTTTACAGCCTTCTCTCCTGCCTCTATAATATTTGACTTAAGCTCCCTTATGTCCATCTGTATTATTTTTTTGTAATTGCTCTAAAGCTTTTTCATATCCTGGCATTAACTTTAATAACTCTAAACAACCTATAGCAAGCTCTCTCGTTTGTTGCTCTTCTTTAATAAGAAGTTTTAAATTTTCTGTTAGCTGTTCGTTTTTTGCTTTTAATAATCCAACATTTTTTTGTACTCCCATGATTTAATTTTTAAATTTATAAAATATAACAAATACTTCTCGTCCTTCTTTCCATGATTTATTTGGGTACTTACTATGAAAATAATTTGCTGGATAAGAAATTAATCTATTTTGCTCATATCCTGAAACAGAAACTAACCTCCACATGTCTAAGTTCTCAGAATCTACTCTTATCAAATTATCATAATCTTCATCAGTAATATGAGAGGGTAAATCTTTTCCATAAACCTCATGCTCCCAAAAAGCAGTCCCATGTAACTCTTCTAATTCTCTCGGAGACATATAAAGAACAGCAGCCCTATCAGGCCTCTGACCATTTATATTTAAATCTGAATGTATTCTCCAGGTATTATCTAACTCATTTGTTGATACTCTAAAAAAACTTAATATATTTTCTAAAGGCCTACCCTCTATAAATCCTAATTTAGCCAATACATAATCATCAAATGCTTTGATTGATTCTTGAATGTAAAAATTCTTTTCACCAGCCTTATGTTTTATAAACTCACCCTTTTTTAAATAATTACACGCTATATTAAAAAGATCTTTATCAATAAAATTATCTTTTGTATATATCATATAATCATTGTTATATTATTAGTAAACATTCTATATAGCTTTTCATCATCTACTGTAAAAGGATATTCACTATCAGGGGTAAATGATATTTGATCCCCCTCCTTTACACCTAAATCTAATAACTGTTGGTTAATATATTTGATAGTGCCAAATAAAGGTTCTTCATTTCCACCTTTAAATATATAAGAATCTTTTAAAGGTGCTGGTTTTACAAAACAATATTTTCCATGAGCGATCCATTTGTTATTTTGTTTATATAAAAAAAACTGCTCATTATCTATCAAAAATAAATTATCTTTTAAAAAACTTCTTCCGCTTTTTTCCCTACCCTGCATATCATAATAAAACTTAAATACATTATGATGTACTAATAAAGTGTCTCCTTCTTTTATAGGGCCAGTATAGTTTACAGGTAATGATACAACAGAAGCAAATCTATTAGAAGCTTCATGGTCTTCTTGAGATGTGCTGGTAATAAATTGAGTATCACCAATTTCTTTTATATTATCATACCTCCTTTTATTTAAAGGGGTAACAATAAAGTTATATGGAGACCTCATTAAAAGTTAATGTTGTATTCAAGTGAAATAGGAAGTGTACTTAAAAATTCTTTCCACATATATACCTCATCACCTCTTAGTATCCAAATTTTATATGACTTTTCTGATCCTTGTATAAGGTGTATAATATGTGATCCTCCTAAAACTTCTTGACCAACTATGTAGTGCATTGCTCCAGACTTATAGTCTGAGCCGATTGATATTTTTCTAATGTCCATTTCATTTAATTTAATTTATATTTTAGGATAAGAATTGTTGTGTAGTGATATTTAATATAAAGTTTATATCATCTCCAACAGCAATAGTATTAGTTCTATAAGTTATAAAGAATGTCTCAGTTCCAGACAGAACTAAACCTGGGTTACCTGCTGGTAAAAGACTCCATGATTTACATACTGGTAGTCCAATCGAACCAGCAGCATAGTCAATTAATAAATCACCAACTTTTATTGGTATTGGAGGGGTTCCTGCACATACATCTCCTTTCCATAATTCAAAAATATGAATAGCAGCAACACCAGATTGAAAAGTAGACTGCATTCCACATAGAGTTGATTGTGTATCAGATGCACCACAGCCCGTAGCTGATCCTGCACCCATCAATTGTCCCGCAAACTGTTGAGTTATTGTCCAACCTGGCCCTGAACTTGGAGCCAAAGTAGATACGCTCAAACCAAATTTATATGGGAAATATCCAGCACTCATAGTGTTTGTTTCTAAAAAAGTATTATAAGTACCTGATGAAACAGGATTAGGTACTAATTTGTTTGCCCATACTTTATAATTATTAATAAAGCTATTTACTGAGGAACCACCCCCCGCTGGAACTGTCCAGTTTCCTGTACCGTCTAAATATTTTGTAGCATCATTTCCTGATCCTCTTGGTACATATCCTATATTCGTATCTCCAACATATTCAAATACATTAAGTGTTACTGCTCCTGTTGCAGCAGCATTAACGGTTATAGCTTCACCAGTAGAATTAAGAACAGAACCTGAAGTGATAGATGTTACTCCAGCTGTTGCTGTGTTTATCCAAGAAAGAGATGCTCCATTCCAACTTAATACTTGTCCTGCTGCTCCTATACTTCCTGATCCATCAGTTATACTTCCAGGATCTATTGTTCCAGAAATTGTTATACTTGCATTTGCTCCTGTAGCAGTATTACCAGTATCTAAAACTCCTTGTAAATCTTGAGCCCCGAGGCCTGATCCGTTTGACCATTGAACTGCAGTACCTGTAGATATTAATACTTGACCTGCAAGACCACAGGAACCAAGTGAATCTTCTAAACACGCATCTACATCTAATGTTCCTGAGAAAGTATTAGTACCACTAAAGATATTATTTCCTGCAGAACCTATACTAACACCTGCAGCCATTGTAATGCTACTTGTGCCTGTAAAACTCATTCCTTGATTTAAAGATGTGGAGCCAATATTTAAAGTACTTTGGAGGTCACAACATGAGGAAGGTGGAATAGTACTACTCCAAGCTAAACCTGTTCCTGTAGATGTTAACCACTGCCCCGCTGTCCCTGTAGCACCTGCTCCATCATTAATCTGACCAGTAGGGTTAAAGTTTAATATAGTAGAATTTATATTTACCTGACCACTAAAATTAGATATTCCAC